GGATGTATTAGAAAAATTTGAAGGTGTTATCTTCACTGTGAAAATAAATGGAAATGAATTATGAAAGAAAAATATAATTTAACAGAATCTTTAGCGATTATTGCCAAACATATGAAAGATTTAATAAACAAATCTTTTAGCGAAGAATATGGAGCCACACCTTATACTTCGGCTCATGCGCATGATTTAATTGGACACACCCAATCTAATAAAGAGATTTATAACCACCCAGATCATCCTGCACACGCTGATTTTACCCCACAAGATCATGCTGATGCTGCCAAATCACACAGATCTTTTAATAGGTCTGGCACCGCGCCCACCGTGAAGATGCCGCTAAATTCCACGAGAGTAAAATAAAAATTCCAGCAACAAGTCAAAATGATAAAAAGGCAAATTAAAATCTTAATCTATCTGGACACTTATGGAAAATAAAGAAAAATATAGCCTTAAGGAAGCTTTAGCGATTATTGCCAAACATATGAAAGATTTGACCAACACCAACAAGTCTAAATCTGTTGACGTTCGCAAGACTAGTGAATCTGGCATATCAGAAGCTAGAGAAAGTCAAGGTAACGCCGCTTCCGAACGCGCACAATCAGAAAGCGCTAAGCATATTAATACAAAAGGCACTTCTAAAAATCCCACCGATCATGAATATGCTGCAAAACTTCATACAAGCGCAGCAAAGACTTGGCGATCAATCAAATCACCTAAAAGTAATGACATGGCCAATTTTCATGATGATCAGGCCAAAATGCATTCGGAACAAGCTAAGAAATAATTTACGCCAGAGAAGAAGAAGAATATGTCAGTTTTAGAAGAAAATATTGAGAATAAAGCCCCCGATAAAGTGTACGCATCTTTCGAGTCATTTTTTCATCAATATGCAATTGCCAATAATATCAACTTAAAATGGAAAAATTCCATCATCACACATCTAAAATCTATTGATTGTTTTAAAGATTCATCGAAGTGGATTGATGGCATAAGGCATTTCGGTCTATAAGTAATGAAAACCTGCCACAGTTGCAATCAATGCAAGTCTTTTGATTTGCTTGGTAAAAATAAATCTGCGCGAGACGGTCATCAGACCTATTGCAAAGATTGTCGTTCGATTTATGAGAAAGAACGAAAAGATATCAAAACGGAATATGATAAAGAATATTATTTAGATAATAAAACGAAAAAGATTAACTATGCCAAAGAATATTATTTTAATTTAGAAAATTCTGAAGAACAGGAATTATGTTTTAATTTTGGCAATTTGCAGCCGCTTTGGGCTTTTGATAATTTATCAAAAAATAACAAGATATTGTTTTAAAACTTAATCTAATGATTAATTTAGTGGAGATTTAAAAATGGCTATTACGGTATCAGAAGTTGGTTTTGGAACTCTCGTAATTCCAAGTTCAGCGGTAAAGACGAATGTGCGTTCTCCTGCTAGTGGCATTGGTGCGTTTGGAATTGTGGCTATTATCGGTGAAGCCGAGCAAGGTCCAGGCACTGGCGACACCAGCGCTGCAGAAAATATTGAAGATAATTTCTATGGTCCGGGTCAAATTGGTAATGTTATTGCAAAATATGGAAGTGGTAATATTATAGAAGCTTTTAAAGCTTTAGCGGCTCCTTCTAACGATCCTTTGATTACTGGCGCCGTAACTAGAATTTTTATTTATAAAACAAATAATTCTACATCAGGCACTTCCAGCATTTCTACCATTAGCGGAACATATGCTACCTTAGAATCACAATCAGAAGGCATTCTAGGTAATCAATTAAAATGGTCCGCCTCTGCGGCTACTTCTGCTGTTGCTCCTACGACTGGTGCGTTTTCGTATGCTCCAGTGCCTACTGCTGGCACATCTGCTTTAGTTAAATATCGTCTGCAAGGCGGAACTGAAGTAACTGGCACCGTAAGCGCAAATCAAACGCCTACGACTGTTGCGACGAATCTTTCGGCCGCGGATTTCCTAGTCACTGGCGGTGTTGATCGAAGCGCTGTTACCGGCTTAGCTAGCGTTACCGCTGTTTTAACTGCAAGCGGTGCTGGCATTACTTTTGCCCTTGCTGGCGCAAGCGTATTCCCAGTAACTCCTGTTGCCGGTGATTTAATGATTATACCAAGTGGCGTATTATACGGTACTTCTGCAACTTCATCTTTTGCCGCAGCAACCACAAGCTATACATTTAATGCCGGTGCATATGTCTTAACGGCAGTTAGTAACAGCACTAACTCTGCTATTTTAACCGCAACTAAATTAGCTAATAACGTAGGCGCTACGCTTGTTAACCCGGTTACGGTTTCTGCTTCTTTCTCTGCCACAGTAACAAATGACGTTCAAATCTATAGTCCATTGACATTTACTGATATGGCTGGCGTTACCCGCTCTGCTTTGACCAGTTTAACTAATGCTGGTGTCAGCGTTACCGTGACAGGATCAGCATTAAGACTTAATGTCGCAAGCGGAACAGCTATATTCGGTACGGGTTCCAATGCTCCTCTTGTTGGTGATAATCTTTTTATTCCTTCTGGAAGCGCGATTATTGGTGCGGGCAGTGCGAATGTAGGCTGGTATACCATTACTACAGTAAATAATGTTACCAGTTCTGCTTATTTGATTGCTTCGCGGCTTTCAAATGGTGCACCTGTTAACGTTGCTTCTGCTACCATTACTGCAACTCCAAATAGCGATGTAAAAGTTGTTCGTCCGTGGATTGATGGTCAACGCTCCGAAATGGAAATTGTTGACAATGCTGGTACTACTAATCTAACTTCAGTATTTAAAGATTTAGCTACTGCAACTGCTGCATCATTCATTTCAACTGCGGCTACCCCTGTATTAGTTACCGGAACAGATTACAAAGCAACTGTCAACGTGAATCGATCTATTGATAATACTCAAGAAAGCTATGTTTCAATTGGCGGGAATACTGCTCTAGAACTTGGCTATCTAGGAACTACTGCTACTGTCAGTGTAAGTGCCACAAATATGGTATTTACAGTAGTGGGTGGCGCTGGCGCAAATCTAACCTTGACTTTCTCTAATTTTGGTAATTTGACTGCGCTTGCTGATTATATTAATCAGCAAACCGGTTACTCTGCCGCTGTTGCGAGCAACGCTGTTGGTTCATTGCCAGCAACCATTCTTGATCAAGGTCTTTACGGATTAGCTACCTCAACGGCAGCTTCTGTATTACCTTGCAGAATCAAGAAAGATTCATATGACTTTGAACAAGCTTTACTTGGTAGCCCAACGGTTATTGCAACTTTAGGAGCATACGGTCAAACCGGCCTTCCTGAACCTACAACGGTTGATCATTTCTTCACAGGTGGTGCCAGAAAAGGCACCACTGGCGCTCAATTTAATGCGGCCGTTGATGAACTAGCTAGAATTAATTGTAATTTCGTAGTTCCTCTATTTAGTCAAGATGCATCAGGCGATATCGCGTCCGGATTGACTGATAGCGCTTCTACTTATACTATCTCTGCGGTCAATGCATATGTTAAATCACATTGTATTGCGATGTCAACACCTAAGAAAAAGAAACATCGTTTAGGCATTTGTTCTTTTAAAGGTACTTTTGCCAATGGCATTGCGCAAGCTCAATCATTAGCAAGCGCAAGAACTGCCCTGATGATTCAAGATGTCAAAGCTGTAGCATTAGATGGTACAATTACTCAATTCCAACCGTGGTATGGCGCAGCTGTAGCCGGGGGAATGCAAGCAATTGGTCTTTATCGATCGATTTCAAGAAAATTTGCCAATATTTCAGGAATTGTGAATCCGAGTGGCTTCAGTCCAAAAGATGATACTCAACTAGAAACAGCATTACTTTCAGGAATTTTGGTTCTTGAAAATCCTCCAACTGGCGGATTTAGATTTGTAAGTGATCAAACTACATACGGTAAAGATACAAATTTTGTTTATAATTCTTTACAGGTCATGTATACGAGTGACTTTATTGCTGTAGATTTGGCAAATGCATTTGATAATTTCGCGGTAGGTCAAGCTATTACGGATATCAGTGCGGGCGCAGGTTTGGTATTCTTACAAACAAAAATGGGGCAATACTTCAATAATAAGTTAATTGCTTCTAGTGATCAATCTGCAAGTGGTTATGATTCAACAAGCGTTACTATTAGTGGACCTGTTATGAGAGTAGGCGTTAACGCTTATGTTACTAATGCAATTTCATTCGTATTAATTTCATTTGATGTTTCACAAGCTTCACAAACAGCGTAATAAGTATAAATTAGGGAGTTAATATATGTCAGGTGGACCAACAACATTACATGGAGCACGAGTCATCGTAGGCGTTATGCAAGCCGATGGCAAGACTTCTGAAATTGGTGTTTTTAATAGTTGTAATTATAGTGTCGGTATAACTGTCACTCCAGTAGAAGTTTTAGGAAGTTTCCTTCCTGTTGAATTAGTTCAAACTTCACGAGATGCGATACAAGTCACGTGTTCTGGTTTCAGAATTTTAAATCAAGGCGCTTATAGCCAAAATAAAGTTCCTACTGTCGCGGATCTCTTACGTTATGACGGTATTACTTTAACTATTTATGATCGTCAAAAACAAACAAAACCAGGAGCACCAATCAGAGATAAGATCTTCTCAGTGATTGGCGCCAAATGTACTGGTTATAGAACAACTTATTCAGCTAAAGGTATCGCTGATCTAGAAATTACTTATATGGGTATTGTAGAAACAGACGAAACAGACGTGGATGGCACAGGTTCTGCTCAAAAAGATAATGGGGCCGTCATTTATCCAATCGCTGCACAGTAAATCGTGAGAATTTAAATGGCTTATGAAAATTTTTGGCCGCAATACTCGGCTAACATGTCAGCTACTGGTACAACCGGTGGGTATGTTACTGTGGCCAGCACAACTGGTTTATACGTAAGGCAAAAAGTTGTCCTTTCTGGCGCTACTTCATTAACTGGCGTAATCAAAGAAGTTTTATCTGCAACCGTAGCCAGAGTAGGTCCAGATGACGGTGTTTATCCTGGTGCTGGCTATGATTTATCTTTATTTACACCAACTGCTACAATATTTGCGCCATTTCAACAAATTCAGTATAGAGGAAACAGCAATCCATTACAAGTAGTTTATGAGGCGGAGCCAACTAAAGCATTAAGAATGATGTCAGTTGATCCTCAGGGTAACTATGTTTCTCCCGGAAGTGTAAGTATCTCGGGCAACATCAGTGTAACAATTTCTTCTACGGATGTTCTGTCTGTCACTTTTACTAATCCCTTATCAGTAACCGTAAACAATTTCCCTACTAGTATAACTGTAAATAACTTCCCTACAGTTCAAACTGTTAACGGAAGCGTTACTGTAGGTAATTTCCCTACTAGCATAACCGTAAATAATTTCCCTACTAGTATAACTGTAAATAATTCTAGCTTCACTGTAAATAATTTCCCTACTAGCATAACTGTAAATAATTCTAGCTTCACTGTAAACAATTTCCCTACTAGCTTCACTGTAAACAATTTCCCTACTAGCTTCACTGTAAATAATTTCCCTACTAGCATAACTGTAAATAATTCTAGCTTCACTGTAAATAATTTCCCTACTAGCATAACTGTAAATAATTCTA